GTCAGCGAAAGCGTCATGCCATCGATGCCGCTCGAGGCCCGTTTCGACGAGGATACCGCCTGCTTCTCGAGCTCCGAGAGGTTCTTGTTGACGCCCTTGATCGCGGCGTTGCCGCGGCCTGCGTCCACGTCGATGATGAGCTCGAGCTTATTGTCGGCCATCAGCGCTCCTGCGCCCGTTCGTTATCGTAGCGGTTCTGTTCCTCTTCGATGACGAGCACCGCATAGAGCTCGTCCGCCGCGATGTCCTCGAGGGAGAGTCGGATGCCGACTTTGAGCATGGCCCTCAGATCGAGGGCGCGGCGGAGCAATTGGCCCGCTTCGGAGCTTTGCGCCGCGTCGAGCCGGTCGAGCGGGCAATGCGCGCAGCGCTCGCCGCGACCGGGAGAGTCGGGGCAGAGATTCGGATCGCAGAGCCTGTCGCGCCGCAGGGCCCAATAGACCAAGAAGCGGAGCGAGGCATTCTCGGGCCATTCGCCGGCTAAAAATTTTCCGGCTCGGCCACCCCCAAACCGGATTCCAGGGCGTCGATCGCGGCTTTCACGGCAACCGCCTGATGGATGATCGGGACGGCGCACGAATATCCTGCGGTTTCCTTGCAAAGCTTCTTGTAAAGATCCGCCGCCGCTTCCAGATTGATCGAGAGCTGTTGCTTGTTGAAGGGTAAATCCACGATGCGAGCGAACGCCCTGCGGTACTGGATGATCTCCTTCGCCGTCGGCATGCGCAGGGTGTGCGCCGTCATCGCCCCGGGCACGCGCAGCGTCACGCGGAAATCTCCACCTTCGGCAACCACGTCGTCCACCTCGGCCCGGCTCAATTCCTCCAGGATGCGGGTTGCTTCGAAACCATCGATTTCGGGTCCGTCGTCGTCGCGGCGCAGCCTGGCGACGAGCTCGGCGTCCGCCTCCTCCGAATCCGGCACAATGGTTTCCGACATCCCCCGGCCGAGCTGCTTGATGATGATCTTGCGCCGGCGCTGGCGCTCGATCCATTCTTCGTCGGTGGGAAACCGCAGCCGCACCGCTTTCGCACCCTCCGGAGATTGGATTTTGAAGACTATCTGGCGGCCGGCATCGAATGCTTCCATGATGCCACCTCCTATGCTTCGGCCTGGGCTATGCCGTCGGTGTTGCACTTGGCAACGGCCGTCATGAGCCCGTTGGTCAAGTCATAAAGGGGCTGGCAGGTCACGGCTACCGTCACGAGCCCGTCCGTTTCGCCCAGTTCCACGACGGAAAAGATGACGCGGTGGTACGTCAGCGTCAGATTGTTGTTGCTGTCGTAGATGAGCTGGATGACGGCGGTCCCTTCGGTCAGCTCCTTGAGCTTCGTCAGTTCCGTCGAGCCGTGCTCGAAGCGCGCGACGAAGCTGAGAGCCGCCTCGCGGTCGCCGATTTCCAACCGCCCGCGGACGGCGCCCGAATCCCCTTCGCCGGGCTCCTGGAACCCGGATCCCGGGAAGAAACCGGCATCGAGCCGCAGGTTGTTCTTCCAGGAGGCCTCGAGCGAGACGATGTTCTTGCTCGTGACATAATCGACGCCGTTGATGGTGCACTGAAGCGAAGCGCTCGGAAGCAGCTTTTCGGCCGTGGCCGCCGGCATTGTGATCCCGGAAGGCTCGACATGCTTCCCGGAACCCACGAAATTGGCCGTGAGCTTGGAGTTGGCGCGGCCGGGGCCGCTCGCCACCGCGAGCGTCCAGTCCTCGATCGCGCAGCCCACGGCCATGTGATCGATGACGGCGTTTTCACCCGGCCGGATCTGCTCGATGAAACTGAAATAGGGCAGCTCGATGCCGTCCGTCACCGGATCCAGCGGCCTGCAGGTATAGATGAAGTTCGGCTCCGACCCGGATTTCACGACCTTACCGAGGCTGAACGCCATGACCCAGGCCGCGAAGTCCGAACTGAGATACTTCTCGATCTGGCCGTTGACGTCCCACGAGGTCTTGAATACCTGCGTGGCGAACTCGTGACCCTTGCCGAGTTCCGCGGCATCGTTTTCCGTGTTGAGCTTCGGAGCGGCGAAACTCGTATTGAGCTTGTTCAGCCGCCAGATGCCGGCCTCCGTGTTCGCCGTCCCGATGTCGTCCTGTTTACACTTCCCGAAGGCAATCAGAATCTCTCTGATATTGGCTGGCATTTAATCATCTCCAATCTCTGTAAAAGACAGTAAAACCTCGAAATAGTCGATACCTGCTGCGTCCGTCTGCCGGCGCATCGTCGGCGTGTCCATCGGATGGCACGAAGGATGAACGGTCAGGTTGTTCATGGGCACGCCTTTGCCTGCCGGAATTCCCTTGACGATCAGCCTGAAAAGCTGGTAGTAGCCGGCGGGCGGCTCCCCCTTGTCGGGTTCTTCCGCGGCCCGAAGTGTGAGCGAGATTTCGTGCCGCCAGACTTCGAAACCTCCGAAGCTGCCCGGAGCCGTCCCTTGATAGGCGACCATGATGCCCGGTGAGGGCAGCTCGTATCTGGCCTTATCGAGGCTGACGTTTTTCGGGTAGCGGTCGTGATAGGCGAAGATCCGCTCGGGATCGTCCCCGACTGCTTCCACCAGGTCGGGGATGTCCCTGAGCAGGTCGACGAGCGCGTCGACGATTTCGGCCGGGTTAATCAATTCGCCCCCATAGAACCAGGCGCTTTTTGGCTTCAAGGAAGACCTGGCGCGCCTTCTCGAAAACCGCCCGGCGGTTCGCCGGGGAGAAGACGAGCCATGGCTCTATTCTCTGGTTCGCAAGGCCTTTTGTGCGCTCCTTGCGCGAGGTCAGCCCCGCCCGGGCGGAATTGTCCCGCACGGTCCTGAGCTGAAGATTTGCGAGCATCTTGCCCGTGAGCCAAAGATCGCGGCGATTGCCTCTATGCCGTTTGCTCTTGTAAATTGCGTAGCGCTTCGAGAGGGGCTTGGCGGGCCCATCTGCCGGGCCGCGCGCTTCGCGAAGGCGCTTCTTTACCGACAGCAAGCCGGCGGCTCCGATCGCGACCATGTCCCGCTGGCGGAAGGTCAGCAGATCGAGCCGCAGCCGGCGCTTCTGCCAGATGCGCACGCTCCCTGCCATCAGATCGTCCGGTCCTGCCGCAGGAGCATCCTGAGCCCCTTGCCGGCATCCTCCTCGATGCGCACGATCTTGTAGACGGTCGTGCCGCTCGCGATCTCGTCCCCCTTTTCCGGCCGCGGATTGATGCTTACGCTCTCGAGCCACAGCTGCGCGTAAGTGCTGCCGTCGGCCGGCGGGGATTCTTCGGGTTCGATCCCAGAATCCACCAGGATGGCAGTGATCGCCTGCGGGTCGCCGGTCGCTGCCGGCGTGAAGGTGAAAGCCTGCCCGAACGCATCCAGGCAGGCTTTGTTCACGATGCCGGGATCGAAGCTCATCGGCGCGCCGGGTCAGGCCTGAATCAGAAGTACAGGGATCGTCGCCGTTTCGCCTTCGGCCACAGCGCCGAGCGCCTTGCCGAACAGGGCGCCGCTGGCCTTCTTGCTCAGGACCGGCGTGTCGGCGTCCACATAATAGATCTTGTCACCCGGGGCGACCGCGCTGTCGCCGGTCCCGTCCACGGCCTTGACCGCGAGATTGAATACGCCTTCGGTCGCGATCGTCGTCTCGCCGGCGGCGTTTCCGCCGGCGCCCTCCGCGGTGATTGCGACGCCCGCGATCGTTCCCACCCGTACCGGATCACCGGAGGCCGGCGCGGCCGGATGGCTGGCTGCCGCGTTGATGTATTTCCCGGGCTGCACGTAATTCTGAGCCATTTGATTCTCTCCTTGCTGAACGGTTGTGTCGGTTTCGTTTCAAGCCACTCCCCCGCAAGGGGGCGCGACGCCGGCGCGCTCCGGGACGGCTATCGAACCGCCGCCCCGGATCGGCCGGTTTAACCTTAGGCTCCTGGATTCTTGACCGCGCCGCGGTAGTCGACGGCCGCTGCCGCGAAATCGTGCCTGATCTTGATCTCGACCCCGTCGACGTCGAAGCCCTGGCGGTTTTCGGTGTAGGGGCCTTCCTGGCCTTCCAGGTAGGCGTAGATGAGCACCGTTCCGTTGGGCGAATTGGGATCGCCGAACAGATACCAGGCATCGTCGTCCACCGCGTCGAGCCGCGCCTCGATGATCGGCGTCAGCCGCCCGGCCATCGGATTGATGTTCGAGGGCTGCGTGGCCTGGTAATTCGGCGACGTGTACTGTTCCGCCAGCTGCCCGAGGGCGGCCGGCGCCAGCAGAAACTTCGGGGTGATGTTCAGCGGCTTCCCGCCCGGGCTCGTCTGCGTCATCATCAGCACACGGCAGGCGCTCAGCCCTTCGATCCCGATCGTGGATCCGCTGCCGACCACGTTCTTGTGATAGGTCGCGTCGAACAGCGGATGGCCGTCGGACAGATTGCCGTTGGCCGTGATGATGCCGATGACGGTGTCGGCCTCGAGCATCGCCACTTCCTGGCCGAGCAGGAAGGGCGTGCGCGTGAAGGCGCCGAGATCGTCGTTGATGATCGCCTGGCGCGTGATGCCGATGATCTTGCCGTAGGTCGACAGCTGCCACACCTCTTTCCCTTCGACGAGCTTCCCGCGCTTGAATTCGCCCGATTCCGGGACTTTCTCCAGGCGCGACGAGCCGTCCAGCGTGAGCTCGCTGACCTGCTTGAAATCCGCGGCCGTGCGACGCGCGGCGATGAGCTTCCACTGCGACTCGGTCATCTCGTAGCCGGCGCGCAGGCTCTTGTTGGCCACGTTTGCCAGGATGTAGGGGAAATCCGACGTGGACTGGAAGGCCAGGGTGGCGAGCTCGGTGCGGTTTTTGTTCTGCCAGCGGATGCCTTTCGCAGCCAGGCACTCCTTGGCGACGTCGAGCAGGCTCAGGCCGACATAGTGCCGGGCCCCGTCGAAGAGCTCCTGACCGCCGGCCTTGTGGAAGAGATAGTCGTGCTTCCTTTCGTCCCAGCGCCAGCGGCCGGGCTCGAAGCGCTCGAGCAGCGCCCCGATCATGCCGGTGCGCCGGCTCTCGGCCTCTTCGCGCACGATTTCCAACTCGACCCCCGTCGGTCCCTTGACGGGGGACTCCGCAGCGGCGCGCCGCGCGCGCTCGTCGATCGCGAGCCTGCGGAACTCCTCGATGGAGGTCCCCGCCTTGATGTGGCGCTCGCCGAATGCGAACTCGAGCCCGCAGGCCTTGGTCGTTTCGATGATCGCCATGACGCGGGCGTTCTCCTTCGTCACGCCCATGTCGCGGACGCGTTCGAGCTCGGCCTCGGCCGGCTGGGCCGCCGCGGCAGGTGCGGACTGTTGCGTGCGGGACTTTTCGCCCGCAGCCGTGATCGTTTCTTCGGGCATGGTTGCTCCTCCTGTGCGGGCTGTTTCAGCCCCTTGGTAATCGTCGGCGAAGACAATCTCCGCCTCCGTGACTCGTTCCTCGCCGGCCCGGAATCCGGCCTCCATGTCGGCCCCGATCGGAACGATGGAGATTTCCATCGGCTCCCAATCGACGGCGAGATAGGACTTGATCTTGTCATCCTCCCCGGTGACATCCCTCAGCTGATGGATCGCGGCGCCGACGCTTGCGTTGCGGATGATGCCGTCCCGGATATCGTTCCAGATCGGTTCCACATCGGGCCGTTCGCTGAAACGCAGCTCGGCATAGCCCTTGCCTTTCTCGATCCAGGCCTTCTCGACTACGCCGATGACATGCGCGAGCCGATTGTCGGCATGCGAATCGAGCACGGGGGCCCGGCCGCTGGCCAGGCGCTGCATCCGGACGTGCTCGGGCTTCATCGAGAGCGTGAGCTTGTAGGGTTCCCAGCCGGCGCGCCTGACCGTGGCGCCCGTATACCAGGTTACGGTCCTGCGGCGCTCCTCGGCGCCGTGGGCGCGCGCTCGGTCGGAATCCAGGACGATCTCCGCTTCGAGTTGCTGTATCGGGACCTTGAGAGCGAACAATTCCCGATCGATGTCATCGGCGATCGACTTCGACTCCTTGTAGTGCTCCTTCACCCATTCCTTGGCCTTCGCCATCGTCCAGCCCTGGCTTTTGGGGAACCTGAGAGCCTGGACGGTGGTCTTTGTCTCGCCCTTGAGCTTGCCGATGATGGCAAAAACCTGCGGGCGGTCCTGCTTGAGGGTGATCCGCCGGAAGCTGTTGGGCTGAAAATCCGCCGGATCCCGGACGCGATGGCTGATCTCGTTTTCCGTCTCTTCCCAGGGCATGGTAGCCTCCTCAGTTCGAAAGATCCTTCTCGACCGGGCCGCCCGAACCCGTGCGCCGCCGCGGATCGCAGTCGAGCACGATGCCTTCTCTGTCCCAGGCTTCGTTGATCCGTTTGATCGCCGCCAGCTGCTCCTCGGGATCGTAACCTTCCTCGCTCACGGCCTGCTCCCAGGTCTGAACACCCATGCGGATCTTGGCGCGCATGGCCTCGGCGTCCTTCATCGGATCGACGCTGCCGTAGCTCGGCGGAGACCATTCCGTGCCGTAATCGCGCCTGGCGATGCGGCCGGCGGCGAAGGCCGAATCGATGAACCAGCGGCGGATCGGATTGCAGAACATCGGGATGAACGTGAGCCAGCGGAAGGCGTCGATGTGATTGCGGAACGACAGCAGCCCGGCGCGGTAGCTCGAATAGTTCACATTCGAAAGATCGCCCGTGAGTTGCTCGTATGTCAGGCCGATGCCCGAAGCAATCCTGGTCTGCACGTCGCGCACGAAATCCCGGTAGCCCTCGCCGTGACCGGTGGGCGTCGCGAAGCTTATCTCCTCGCCGGGCCGCAGATAACGGATCATGCCCGGTTCCATCGTCTCGACCACCTGGCCGTTCTGCACGCCGCTTTCCCCGAGAGGCGGCCCTTCGGCCGCCTCGGGCTGAGTCACGAAAGCAGCAAAGCAGGCCTCCACCTTCTTGCGGACCAATTCCGCCTCGCAGTATTCGTCCAGGTCGCGCAGTGACATGATCACCGGCGCAAGCCATGGCACGCCGCGGACCTGCTGTCGATCTTTCTGATAGACGTGCAGGACCGAGCCGGCAAGCACGCGCTGGGAAGCCAGATTGCTTCTGCCGTAGCCCGCCAGGACATCCCCGGGGTGCTCGGGATAAAGCCAATAGGCGATCCGGCGGCCGAGCATGTCGAACTCGACGCCATGGATGATGCGCCCCGTCTTGGTCGCTTCCGTCTTGCCCGTATCGAGATAATCCGGCTCGAGGATCTGGATCTGGGCCGGTACGTAAAAGCCGTCATCGAAATAGCGCGGCCGCAGCCTTACCAGGCACTCTCCGCTTTCGATCACCGTGCGCACGGCCAGCCGCTCGAGCCCGTAGAAATCCAACTGCCCGTCGGCATCGCACTCGTCGATCCAGACCCTCCAGGCATCGTTGATCTGACGGGCGAGCGCAGCATCCCCGTCGGCCGGCTTCGCCTGCGCCGTGATGCCGGTGCCCACTATATGGCCCGCGAGCTCGTTGATGGCGCGCACCGCATAGGCATTGTTGCGGACCAGGTCGCGGCTGCGCTGCCGCAGCCATGAGATCGCCGGGCCGATCTCGGCGTTCGCCGAGCTGTCGGTCGTCCTCCATCCCGAGGTGCGCCGGTCCGCGCGCGCCGCTTCGTAGGCGAGCAGGATGTTGCGGGCGGCACGGGCACGGGCGCGCTCCAATCCCCATCGCGGGCTCAGCCAGCCGATGGCCCGGTCGAGCCACGTGTCCGAATGCTTTCGGTTTTGGTTCATTTCCGGAAGATCGCGTAGCTCGTGCGGCCCGTACCGCTCCGGCCGGCGGCGGCCAGCTTCTCGATCTCGGCGTCGAGAACCTCGAGCGCCTTCTGCGCGTCGCTGTATTCGACGCTCCGTTCTCCGAAGCTCGCGCGCGCAATCCCGATGCGCCTGAGGATTTCCTCGCGCTTGGCTTCAAGTTCTTCGAGCGTCATGAGATCCGCCGCCGGAAGTAGAAAACCGCCTGATCGCCGGGACGCTGTTTAACCCCGACGAGCTCCCATCCTTCGGAACCGAAACGGTTGAGATCGGCCGTGTCGGGAAGAAGAACGGACTTGTATTCCCACCTGGGCCGGTCGCCTGTCATCAGGCTCGCCGGCGTCATCGCGTCCGGTACGTCCCGGAATTGCTTGGCCGGCGGCATCTTGACTTTCATCGGCGGAACCAGTTCTTCGTGCGCTCCCCGAGCCAGGAGCTCTCGCGCCGCCCGGCGGAAGGAGCCGGCGGCGCCGGCCGGACGCCCGCCTGCGGGGGCGGCTCGTCTTTGACCGGCTTGGCCTTCAACTGCTGCTCGAGCGCTTTCCAGTGTTTATCCTGCATGCGGTCCAGGCCTGCATCCCAGGCCGCGGCGCGGGCGTAAATGCGGCAATCCAAAGCTTCGTTCCTCGGCCTGATCTGCTGCCATTCCATCCTGACGCGGCCCGTCCGGCGATTGACCCGGCTGACCAGCTGCTCGGCGCAGATCTGTTTGAAATGCTCGTCTCCGTAATTGGCGCCGGCCGGGAAGTGACAGTAACCCGGCGGGTACTGCCATCCCTGCGCGCGCTCCTCGTCGGTGGGCGGCCGTTTTTTCAGGTCCGCGTACAGTTCGGCTTTGAAAAACGACACATTGACCATCCGGATCTTGATTCCGCGCTTGATCTTCCGCCCGCCGACGGTGATTTCCACCGGAGAGGGCTGGCTGACGGGCAGGATCCCCTTGTCGCTCCCCTTGATTGCGGCTACCTGCGTGGCCGGCTGCATTCGGACCCAGTTGTAGACGTCGTTTGTCGTCGTGCCGTCGCCCGAATCGACGAACATTCTCGAGATCGGCAGTTCCCTCCCGCCGGCCGTAGGATAGGTGCTTCGCCGGAGCACCTCGAGCCTCTTCCACACCTCGGGTTCGGAGGTCTTGCCCTCGAAGATCTGATAATCGACCGACCAGGACTCTCGGTTGCGGCCCCAGGCGACCACCTCCACTTCGAGCCGGTCGCGCTGGACGTCGACGCCCGCTGTGAGCAACAGGCCTCCCGCAGGAACGGTGCCTACCTGATAGGATTCCCGCCTGCCGAGAAGAACCTCCCATTCGGGCGCTTCGCCGCTGTCCACCCAGTTTTCGGCCAGCGACGTGTTGACGAACGTCTTGAGATCCTCGACGCTGTCCTTTTTCACCAGGTAATCGAGGACGATTTCCGACAGCCGCTTCCAGGGAGAATAGAGTTCGCTGATCCAAAAGCCCGCTATGCCGTTGAACGGGGCATGAGCCCGCCACCGGCCTTGCTCTACCGCTCTCCATCGCGCAGCATCATCCCAAGGAGCGTCGCACGCCTCGCAGTGATATCGGGCCGATGCCGCCTGCTCCTCTCTGGTCGGCAGATGCTCGTCCCAACGCACTTGCGTGCGGAATTTGAGCATCATGCTCTGCATGTGCCCGCAGGCCGGGCAGGGGACGTAATACTCCCGCTTGTCCGAAGCCTCGTATGCTCGGTCGATTTCCGAGCCGGCCACGGTCGGTGAACAGGTCAGGATCTCCTTTCTGCGATGCCGGAACGTGGCCAGTCGCTTGCGGGCCAGCGAGATCGGATTTCCTTCGGCGCCGGCGGTCGGAGGATACTTGTCCACCTCGTCGCAGAACAGAAAGCGGATCGCGCGCCTGGCGAGATTTCCCGGCGAGCCGGCCGACGTGATCGCCAGCATCCCGCCCCGAAAGAGCTTTTCCTCGATCGTATTGTTCGAGGCCCGGCCCTTGGACTCGCTGAAAATCGCGCGCAGTACGGGCGTGTCCCGAATCATGGGAGCGATGCGCTCCTTGGAGAACGCCTTCGCATCCGCGTCGCGCGGCTGTAGAACCAGGATCGGGCCCGGATCCTGATGCGCGAAGTAGCCGATACCGTTCTCGATCGTGACGGTCTTCAGCATCTGCGTCGCCGCACGGATGACCGTCCGATAGACCCGCGGATCGGACACCGAATCCATCGGCTCCCGTTGAAAAGGCAACGTGGACCATTTCCCCGGTTCGGCGGCAGATTCCGGGCTCAGGTATCGATAGCGGTCGGCCCATTCGGAAACCGTCAGTTCCGCAGGGGGCGCCCAAAGCTTCGCCACCCTGGCGAGCAAATCCCGGATCGTCATGCATCGGCTTGATACTGGCCGAGCGCCGTCAGGCTGTGATAGATCTCGCGCCGAATCGCTTCCTGGATCTCGATGACGTCGGTTTTCCCCAGAACGCGCGGGGCAAGCTTGCCCGGCAGGCCGAGCAGACGCTCGCGCGCCGCCAGGATGTGCTTCGTCCATGCGGCCTCAACCTGGCCGGCCTCGAGCAGCTCCCCGCGCCGCAACCGCAGCTCCAGCTCGTGCAAGCTCGCCAGAGCCGATTCCTTGCGCGCCCGGGCGGCCGTCAAGGTTTCTCCCAGCTTGCCCGCGCCTCGAGCCGCCCGGCCCCCACGCGCAGACGCAGGCAGCCGATCGATATTCGCCTCGACCCAGGCCCGGCCGGCGGCCAGATCGATGCGTCCCTCAGGCGTCAGCGGCAGGCCCTTCCGGACATACTTCGTGACCATTGCCTTCGAGACGCCCATCGCCTCCGCGAACTGCGCCTTCGTCACTTCCACCGCCAGCCCCCGGTTAACCGGTTAACCGCGTTTTCACCTGCGCGGCTGGCCAAGTTGTGACACATTTCCACCCTCCCGCGTTTTCCGGCAGGAAGGACCCGTTGCTTTCCTGAATTCCCGCAAAGCCTCTTCGGCCAGCAGTTGCGACCGGGCGCGCCCGGGAAGCGGCGTGTGATCGAGCGCGGCGGCGGCTTCCTCGGCCTCGCGCCTGGCAACGGCGGCGTCGATGCCGCAGGCCAGCAGGTCCTGCAGTCCCCGGCGGCCTGACCGCTTGGCGCGGCCGCTCCGATATGCAAGATCAATTGCCCTCAGTTGGCGGCACGGCCTGTAATCGGGAAGCTCGAGCAAGGGCCGCAGCAACGCATGGGCTATCGGCAGGATGCGCAGCCGGCCGCTTTGCCGGTCGCGGATGACGATCGGTCCGGCGCTGGAGCGTACCAAGCGCCGGCTCGTGACGACGAGGATCATGAACAACCAGAAGGGGTAAAGATGCACCAGTCCGTCCGCCCCGATCATCTCGATTGGATCGTGCCTTCGCCCTGCAGACAAACCCGTGCCCCGCAACTGATCTCTGGTTTTGAGAGCTCCAGGCCGCTCGATCGGTGGCGGAAACCGCCTTATGGCTGGAATTGTCGCCGCAAGACGGGGACCGATGTCAAGAGCCAACAGGCCTGAAGCATGAGATTTAGTCCAGCTGTTACCAACTGTTCCCAATACGGCCCAACTGCTACCAGCTGTTACCAACTGTTCTAATTCCCTCGCGCATGATGCGGCTGATTTCATCGCGATGAATCTTGGTCTTACGGCCAAAGTGGACATGCTTGATCCTGCCAGTCCTGAGCCAAAAGTAAACGTTCTTGATCGGCTCCTCGAGCATGGCCGCCACTTCATCCGGCCTGAACCACTGTTTGTTCGGTAGCTTCGTCATAGCAGCCGGCATCTCGCGCCCCGCAACCGCACGCGCGCTTTCCTGATTGCGCTCCTGTTACGGCCCTCGCTCGACGTCGCCGCCTCCGGCCTTGAACATCTTGCGGATTTTCTCCGCGTTCTGCCGCATCTCACCCAGACTCTGCGGCCATGCTATCAAATCCATCGGTTGCCTCCCGGCTCTGTCGCCGCTTCACCGCCACACGCCTCCCGTCCGGGGCCGAAACGAGCTTGAATTCCGGCTCGCTTCCGGGCTCAGGCGGTCCGGCGCCGCAATCCCGGCCCGGCTGGTACGCCGACAGATCGTCCTCCCAGCGCCTGGAGTTCAGCCAGGTGGCAGGATACGGAATGAACCGCCCTTCGTCCTTGCGCCACTGCTCGCTTGCCGCTTGGATTTCAAGGGCTTTGAGCATTTGCGAGAGAAGGTCCGGGGCCGGCTTGAGCTTCGCCCATGCCTTCAGGGCGGCTTGCTTTGCCACCTTGCGCGGATAGGCGCTCCAGAAAGCATCGAATCCCGCCGGCGGATCGCGATCGCGTGCAATCGACGTCGCCGGCCTTTCCTGCGGAAAGGTTTGGATAGGCTCTGACGTCTGATATCTGATATCTACGGGCGGACATCGCGCGGACATTCCGCGGACATCGGGGTGGACATTTCGGCGGACACGTTGACATCTCTTTTGTTTCCGCCAAGTTGCTCGCTGCTTCGCCTCCCTGGACATTCGCCTGGACATGACGTGGACAATTACGGACTGTCCATCGTTTCGCTCGGTCACGCACGCAGTTCCGGTAGCTCGGAGTTCGGCTATGGCATCGGTGAGTTGTGCGACGGTGCAGCGGGCCAGGCGGGCGAGTTGTTCGGCCGTTCCGGTTATGCGCCCACCGCGGTCCAACCCATGGATCGCGCATAGCAGATCGATCCAGATACCGCGAGACTGGGGTGAACAGAGAGAAAGATTGGGGTCGGTAAGCCAGTCTGCAGGATAGAATTTGATCCAGGGCAGCGATTTCATTGAGCTTCTCTGCTTGTATTGCTCATTCTTCCTGGTACCACAGCCTCTTGCCGCCTTCGCCATCCGCCTGGACGGCCAGATCGGCAAATCTCGTATGTTGCCGTATGAATGCGAGCCTGACGGTTTCGCCCTGGGGGCCGTTGCGGTTCTTTCCGATGATGATTTCGGCGATCCCGCGGTTTTCGTCGGTCGGCTTGCGCAGCTCGTCGCGCCAGACAAAGAGCACGACATCGGCATCCTGCTCGATCGCGCCCGACTCCCTGAGGTCGCATAGCTGCGGCCGGCGCTGGGCGGCCTCAACCTGGCGGTTGAGCTGGCTGACCACGATCACCGGTATGTTGAGGTCTTTGGCCAAGGCTTTCAGGCCGCGCGAGATTTCGGCGATCTCGCGCTCGCGGCTCTCGCCCCGGCGCCCGGATCCGGCCATGAGCTGAAGGTAATCCACGGCCAGCATGTCCACTTTGCGCTCGACGGCCAGGCGCTGCGCCTTGGATCTGAGCTGCATGATCGAGAGCGAGCCGCAATCGTCCACAAACAAACGTCGGCTTGCCAGATCGCCGCAGACGCGGCTCAGCCGGACCCAGTCTTCTTTGTTCAGCTTGCCGGATCCGGCCCGGTAGCTGTCGATCTCGGCCTCCGAATAGAGGATCCGCTTGATGATCTCCACGCCCGTCATCTCGAGCGTAAACAGGCCGACGCTTTTGTCCCGGCGCAGGATCGCGTTCGCAATCAGGTTTCCCACGAAACTGGTCTTGCCGTGTCCCGGGCGGCCGGCGACGACGATCATCTGGCCGCGATGCAGGCCCTGGGTGAGCCGGTTGAGATCGACAAAGCCCGTATCGATGCCGATCACGTCCATGCGGCGATTGGCGGCGGCCTCGATCTCCGCATAGGCCTCGCTCGCCAGATCGGCCGCCGGGCGCCAAGCCGACCGGCCGTCGCGCTCCGTAATCCTCAACAGATCCATCTGCAGATCCTCGATGATCTCGTGCGCCGTGCCGTCGCCTTGCCAGGACCTTTCGGCGGCGTTCCGGCACTTCCCGATGATCTGCCGGCGCAGCGACGCCGCCCGTATGATGGCCGCGTAATGCGCGACGTTTATCCCCTTGGGCATGCCGTCGGTGAGCTTGGCCAGGTAGACGACGCCCCCGGCGGCTTCAAGCTTGCCCATGCGGTCGAGCTCGGCTCGGAGCGTCACCAGATCTATCGGCTTCTCCCGCGCCTGGAGCTCCATGCAGGCGGCATAGATGACGCGGTGCGCTTCGGCATAGAAGTCCTGGATCTCGAGATGCTCGCCGGCCGTAAACAGGGCGGCCGGCTCGAGCAGCACCGCCCCGATGACCGCGCGCTCAGCTTCCAGATCATGGGGCAGAATTCTCGTATTTATCTCCGTAGCCATTTGCGGATTATTTGCGGATTTTCAGCAGAAAATGGCTGAAAGCCCTGCTCGTAAATCCAATATCTATGCCAACTTATTGATTCTGAAGAATGGCACAATTTCCTCTTAATCAGTAGGTTGGAGGTTCGATTCCTCCACGGCTCACCATATAAAATCAATAAGTTAGCGCAATCTTTCGGATTTTTGAGTCTCCTTTTCCGATTTCACTTGCGGATTACTTGCGGATTTTCCCGCAAGTCTGATGCCGCTGTTCTGTCCAGAGCATTGCGATCCCGGCTCTGCCGGCGTGGCAGAAAGTGCGTATAAATCGCGAGCGTGATCTCCGGATTGGCATGCCCGAGCTGCCGCGATACATATGCCAGGTCTTCGCCCCTTGCCAGGCTGACCGAGGCATAGGTGTGACGCAGCGCGTGCGGGCTGCGCGCTCTGACGCCGGCTATTCTCTGTGCCCGGACCCAGTCATCATAGACGGTCTTGTATTGGACGTGGCCCCCACCGGGCGCATGAAACAGCCAAGGAGATTGCTCGCCGGGCTTACCGGACTTCAGCTGCTCGATCCGCCGGCGCGCAAGCATCGCCTCCAGCGCTTCGTATAGATCCCTCCCCATGTCCACGACGCGCCGGCCGACTCTGCCTTTGGTGCTCCCCTCGAGGCCGCCGTGCCCGGAGGGAATATTGCGCTGGATCTCGATCGTGCGTGCGCGGAAATCCAGGTCCTCCGGCTTCAGTCCCAGGGCCTCGCCCACCCTCATGCCGGTGCGTGACATGCATAGGGTCAGCTCGTACATGTCGGGGCCGAAAAGCGCCCGCCTGGTGCGCAGCACGTCCTCGATGCTGTAGAGCTCCTCGGGCGTGTAAACATCGCCTCGCCCGACGGTCCTGTCTTGCCGGTGTTTCCGATAGAAGGGCGCCAGCTTGACGACCGGATTGGACGGTATCAGGCCTTCGAGGACCGCTTCACTCATCATGGCGCGCAGGGTCTGAACCATCAAACGGACGGTGTCCCGACTGTAGCGGCGCTCGATTCCCGGCGTACGCCTCTCCGGCCTTCCTTCCGATGGCGGCTTGCGAAATCGCGCGGTCGAGTATTGGCTTTCGACCTTCGCGCAGACGAATTCCTTCAGCACCGCATAGTCGATCTCGGTTAGAAGCCTGTCTCCGAGCGCCGGGATGATGTGATGCTTCAGATTGCTGACATAGCTCAGGCGCGTGGCACGTTTCAGGTCGCGTTTTTCGAGCTCAGCCTGCCAGCGCTCGGCAAATTCGCGGACGGTCGGAGTGTGCGTGCGCGAGCGCGGCGGCTCAGGCCGCTGGAACATCTTCAAGGCCTCCATTCCGTAAAGGTCGAGCGCCGTCGCCAGCTTGCCAGCCACCTCGCGCGCTCGCTCCTCCGAAGGGAACAACCGAGAGACTCGGCGCTGATGCCAGTCTACTTTGACGTACCACTTCCCGCTGCCCTTGGGCAGCTCGCGCACTTTGACGGTCATGCGGTTTTCCCGAACAAAGCCTCCAGCATCTCCTTGGCGTCGGCGTCCTTGTCGATTTCGACGCGCCGTGATTCGAGCCAGGACTCTACGTCCGCCCAGCGGATCAGGATCTTACCGCGGGGATCGGGCCGATAATATGCCAGATCGCCGCGCTTGAGATACTTGCGCAACGAGCGTTCGCTTATCCGCAGGCGATCGGCAGCTTCCCTGATTGTCAGATAATCAGTCATTTGATCCTCGTTTCCGGCGGTGATTCATGAGTGCCACAGCTTTTGGTGTTCCGTCAGAGTATCGATGCTCGCAAATGCTTTGCCGCAGGTCTCGCAGACGTGCTTCTTGCGCCGCGTATACCATTGCTTCTGATATTCCGCGACGCAGGTCTTGCATTGAGATCCGGCGCCGCTGCGGGAAAATTCCGCCGCCGGCTTCGTCTGCCCGCACTTGCTGCATGTCTTCTCGGCCGGCGTCGCGGGGGCCTTGGCGCCCTGAGTCCGATTACCTTCGACGTTCTGTTTCCAGCGCCGGCGCTGCCGCGCGCGCTCGCAGGCCTTGCATGTGTCCTTGTGGCCGTCGCGGTAGTGTGCATGCTCGTAGAATTCTGTGATCGGCTTGATTTTGCCGCATTGCTTGCATCGCTTCTGCGCTCCTGGCTTGCCATTCGGCGCGCCGGGCGCCGGCTTGACGGAAGGCCCCAGGATTCCGAGCGCTTCGAGTTTTTCGAGCGTCGCCACCAGCTCGCGCGCCCGGGCGAGCTCCGCGCGCAGCCACTCCGCGGCCTCAGGTCCGATCATTCGTCCCCCGTCCATTCATCACCGATTGCATGAACTTCTCGACCTGGACCATCACGCAGCGCTTCGAACACAGCGTGACCTCGTCCGGGGCGACCGGATGGTTGGGCAACTTCCCGTCGAGCGGCTCGATCGCCAGCCGGCCGGAGTCGGCAACGAGCCGCAGCAGGAACCAATGGTTGGACTGCTGCTTCAGCGTGCCGCACTCGTCGCATTGATATGTCCGGAATTCACCCATCGGTCACCTCGACGAAAGCGCCCAGACCGCCAGGACCAGACCGAACGCCCCGAGCGCCCCAGCCGCAAATCCGATCACGAAGGCATCCATGATGCGGTGCCGAACACCTTCGATGCCGTCTCGGAGCGGGTTGAAGATCATCTTTTCCCCTTCACTCGATCTGATCGGCCCCGTCCCGGGAACGCCCCGGGAAGCGCCCAACCCGCAAGAATCTGCGCGCAGCAACCGAGTTCGCGCGCCTCGAGCGCCGCCACCCGGCCGGGGCCGCCGATCCGGTCAGTCATCCAAAAGATGCTTCACCTCTTTCACGTTCCATGCGATCCAGCGCGGCGAGGGTGGCTTTCTGGCGCCGATAATCTTGGCATATGCCTTGTGTATGGCTTCAAGTCTGGTCCTGGCCTTCACCACATACGGCTTCCATCCTTCCGTCCCCGACCGCGGGCTCCCGACCCAGACGCACCAAGTCGGCCAAGTTGGCATTTTGCCCTCCAGTGTTAATGTCCTGTCATTTCATGGATCGCCGCCCGGGGTTCGAACGTGAGCTTCAGCTGGCGTCCGATGGAGACGAATTGCTCGAGCTTCGGGTGATAGAGCCCGTGCCGCTCGAGGATTTCCCGGAACTCCTGAACGTCGTGATCCCGCAGATACCAGCCCTTCTCGTCCCGGGCGCAATGGCAAAGCTCGTGGTCGATCACCGCCTCCTGCTGCTCGAGCTCGAGCATGTCCCAGAGGACCTGGTCGACCTCGATGATGAAGTCGTATCCCGTCAGCAGCCGATACAGCTGCGGGACCAGGCGCGCCCGGGCAACCCGGCGCTGCTTCCCTTCCCGGGGCTCCTTCACAGGCGCAAGGTTGCCTTCAGGATCGCGCTCCTTCATGACGTAGGCGATTCTTGCCGGCCCGAGATGCGCATGGTGCCGCTCGATCAGGCCCTCGGCGATCCCCTTGATCCTTTCGCACTCGGCGTATTCCCGCGCCATCGATGACCTCCTTCAAACGACAATCCGCTCCTCCGTTTCCCGGTACGCCCTGCCGAGCAATTGCATGCCCGCATGGATCCTACGGCAGGCCTCGGCGATCAGCAGCGCATCGGCTACCGCCAGCGTGACTTCCACGTCCGGGTAGAGCTGCTGCGCCTTCGCCCGCAACCGGTTCTTCCACTGGCTCTGGGATTCCTCGGGCGGATACTGAATGAACGGCCTCGGTTTCCTGGGCCGCTTCGCCCGCGGCGGGATGCCGAGCAGCTTCTGCCAGGCCTGCGGCCGGATCTCCTCGAAGCGGATCTTGTGCGCAAGCAGCAGGCCGACGATGACCCCGGCGCCGCGCCCGAAGGTGAACGCCGACGCTACGCCCTGGTCCGGGAAGGCGTGCACCGCCTCGATCAGGCATGACGTGATCCCCATCGGCGCGATCTCCGTTTCGAACAGGCGCGCCAGATCCCCTTCGGTCTGCGGCATGCGGCACACCATCTCGACCGACCCGCCGGCCGAGACGACCGCCAGGCCGCCGTTTGCGCCCGGGTCGATCCCCATGAACCTCTGGCAACCGGGCGCCGCCGGCGCTTGACGATCGCCTTCTCCCTGTCGAGCGGTTGCCATTCCCATCTCGATGCCTTCAGCCTGCCCGCCCCTGGTCCGCGCCGCAGAATCTCGCCGGACCAGGAGCCGGCAGGCCGCCCGGTCGCCCGGGACGGCCCCTGGTGAGGGGTCAGCTACGACCGATGAACTCCACGTTTCTCACATTCCAGGCTATCCAAGAACGCGAGGGCAGCCCACGGATGCCGGTGATCTTCCGGTAGGCCTCCCGGACAGCCTCTTTGTTGTCCTTCGCAGTTACCACGTGAGACCGCCACTCCAAGAGGCCCACTCTCGGACTTCCGATCCATACCCGCCAGCTGCTCATGGTCTTCTTCCGCATGGCCCTCCTCAACTGAACAGGCTCTCGCCGGGCACAAACGGATCCTCCGTCGCGTAATTCGGATTTTCCGGCTGCGCCGCGGCCTTCGGCTTTGCCGATTCGGCCTTCTGCCGGATCTTCTCCTTGGCCTGCGCCATGGCGCCTTCTGCGGCAGGCTTCTTTTCCGCTGCCGGCGCGGATTCGCCCCTGGGAAGATCCTGGGCGCCCTCGCGCGCCCTGTCGGCGTCTACCAACGCGTCGAGCTTCGACGGTGCGGCATCGGCCGCGGCCGCCACCGCTTCGCGCTCCTGGCGCAGCCGCTCGGCCGTCTGCTCGATGATCTCGTCCATCATGGGCCCGACGTCGATCTGCTCCTCGACCGTCCGCAGCCCCATGGCGATCTCCGGGACGTAGGCGCGGATGAACCAGGCCGCCGCCCGGTACATGAACATCTGTTCCGGCATCGTGCGCCACTTGCTGCAGTACTTGCCATCCTTGTCCTTGCGGTCGTACCAGCCTTCGCGCTTGACGATGTCGAACGTGACCCAGGCGCCGTAGAGCTTCTGCTCCGTCGCCTTCTCGACGCACCAGGCGCGGCAGCACCAGTCGTCCGCCCCGGGCGTGCCTTAAAACTCATAGCGCAGCGCCGTGTAGCGGCCGTTCTG